GTAGGTTTTGAATGGATTGATACATTATCATCAAATCCGTTACTCTTTAACCAGGTTGAGATTACTGCCATTAAGGTCTTAGTCTTAGATTCAGGTTGTGATAAGCATAATGCTCTATCTTTACCTTTATCAATAATTCTCACAAGAATGTGATATTTATTACCTAGAAACAACTTTGATATATTAGGGATAACTATATAGTTATTCTCATAAATCAATCTATTAGACCCATCAGATAATCTGATTGGTTTTGTCTTTGTGAGGGATAGTGAATCATCATCATTAATTTGATAAGATATAAAATCATTAGATTTTATCTCCTGATTCTCATTGGTTGCCTTTTTTGGCTTTCCACCTCCTTTGGTTTTGATTCCGGCTTTAACTCCGGTTCCTTTTCCATTATTGGAAGTTGATCTTCCTTTATCATCAGACTTTGTGTTTGTTGATTTTCCTTTATCGCCAGACTTTGTGTCTGTTGATCCTGTTGTGTTGTCGATTGTGTCAGCCATAATTCATCCTTATGTTTATAATGATCAGGGTTATCCTGGTCTTTTACTAAATACTTAGCCCACGCATCCTGCGTTGGCTTGAAATCCTTGGGGATAGGTTCTCTTGGTCTCCTTATTAAGGATCCAATTGGTAATCCAACAGTGATATCATCCAAGATAGAATCTAGGAATGAGTCTGTTGTTAATAATATAGCTGTTTCGTAGCGAAACGAGCTTGATAACTTTGATATTATATCATCATAGTTAATTAAGTATCCATTGTAATTCCAATAATCTGAATTATTTTCGGTATACACCTTTAGCTCTTTGGGATTTCTACAACCCTTAAGATCTGATTGTAAAGCCAAAAGCTTATCATAGATGTCATTACCATTCATTAACTGAATGGGTGTTAATCTACTAGCTTCAAAGGTTTTAAGCTTATCATCGATAATCATTGATAGCTTTCCAGGGTCGTGATCTTCATTACTGAAGGTCATTTGATCAGTTACTAACTCTAGGCTGTGAAGTATACCAGTCTTGATGAGATAACGCTGATCGTACCATCTATTAAATCCTTCATCATTTATAGATAAGAAGAAGGAAAGTTGCTTTTGCATTCGGGATTTCTGAATCGCAAAATGTTCTAAGTTGTGACGGTGTGCCCTTGGTAAGGCATAACGTCTACCACCAAAATCATCTGGTAGCGATAAGATTCTAAACAAATCTTTATCTGTATCGTAGTCAAATCCACGATGAAAACTAGAACCAAAGTGTGGCGACATAATATCGAATACACTTACAATGTTTTCAGGAGAAATATTCCCTGATAGCTTAGGACGCATGAGTATAGTATTATCATATACCAGAGCACCTGCGAACTCTCCGAATCTACTGGAGACTAAAGACTTTTGAGGATTAACTTGAACCCTCATCGCTTGCATAATTTTAACATAAACATCCATAAGATGCTCATTATTAAAAATAATGTCATCCCCTACTAGATAAAAACTATCCAGAGGGATGTGTATGGAACTACGAGCAATTAGAAACCTAACTAATTCGTAGTGAGCCAAAGTTGCAACGTGAAAGGACGGTCCCAACCCTTGAGGTTGGCCTTGAGTGTATTTTACATTCCCTTTCAAGTCTTCCGAGTAATATCTCTTACTTGCAGATACAGCAAAAATGTCTACCATATCTTGAGATATTAGACCAGCTCTTACATAATGTTGTAGGACCTCCAACTGGAAAACCAGCGGAAAACGGTCTGTCCAAGAACTAGCATCGATTGACCAGACTGTCTGATTATCAGATAGCCACTCATTCAATCGTTCACGACCTTTTTGATGATCTTTTGTAACAATTTGATCATACTTAGATGTTATAGACTTACATCTCTGTTTTAAAGGTTCGTTGATAGCTTGAATCGCTAATAATGGCGAACAAACTACTCTAGCTTTACAAGATCCTTCTTGAATAAAGCTTACAGTACCAATGGGAAGAGAAAATATACTCGACCCATATGAGGGAATAGGTAATAAAGCACCTTTTATCCCTGTCACGCAGTAACTAATGAACTCATGATTATTTCTTAATAAATCAGAAAAATCACAGTCCAAGTACAGTATTGATAAATCATATACTCTACTATCAGATCTAGATACATTTTTTAATATGTATCTTTTATCATATGCTGGAGCCGTTTTATGCGGCTTTACAGTCTGAAACATCATTGGTCTAGTTAATTCCAAGATGGGTGAAATGGATCTAAGATAATCAAATTTCTTAGCCATAACATTATTAGGAGATTTATTATCCAGTAAATCTCTTTTGCTCCACTTACCATATGTGGTAGCAATTCTCTGTATATTAGCAACAAATTGCTCAGGTACAGGGCGTAGTGCAGCATCAATGAACTTATCTTTTTGACGCTGTGTAGGATCACTACCATCAATTTTTATTGATGTAACAATCCTTAGGAAGGACATAGCTAGTGCTATGTTAAGCTTCTGAGATGAAAATATTTTATGTATTTGATCATCTTTAAAACGTCTCGGATATTTTCGAGTTCGTTTTGTTGCCCATCCCGTAGGGATAGGTACCGAGGACAAAGGTTCAGTTAAGCGACGCCTAAAGTAAGCGTCAAGTGACTTGATACGATCTACGGTCCATTCTGGTCCGCAGTTATCGTGCCATTTCTTGGTTAAGGATGCAACTCTCGATGATTCACGAGAATTCATACCACTTGATCTAAGATGTCGGCATATCCGGTCTACATTTAAAGACATTATATTCTCCTTTAAGGTTTATATTACGGATGCAATCTAAAATTGCTTTGATTGTGCATTGGGACTTAATAAATCCTGG